TTCTCAATATTTTGTGAACTTTCTTCAAAGTGTTCACATAATATATCCATAGCCCACTTTTCTATCTTGGATTTCTTTTTAGACTTAGTGTATTTTAAAAAGGTTCTACTTTTGGGAATTATATCGGTGTAGAATTGATAAACTGATTTTGGTTCTAATTCCCAATATTGTTGTATTTCATTCACTACTTCAATCCACTCTGGTTTCATTGATAGAAATCTATGAACCATATAGTTTGACCAAGTCTTTTTATCCGCATCAGAAATATCTTCCCAATAATTTGGGTTCTGTGAATTCGTAATTTCTTTTATGTGGTCAAATAGTGTTTTTGTTTTCATAGTGAATAACCTTAGATATAAATAAATATCTTGTATAAATCTGAAAATGTATTTTTTTTAATATTGATTTGTCATTTCTGTTCTTGGAAATGATACTTTGTATTTATCATATCTCTGTGAATCTATATAGTTTAAATCTTTTGATTTTAGCTTATAACCCTTTTCATTAAAATTGCCAGATTGAGAAAATTTATCTTCATAATTTAAATCATCTGACTTTAAAGATTGATGAATTTCTAATCTATAATTATTGTTGTATGACTTACAATGAACTTTGTATTTGAATTGTGTATTTTCTAAAAGTTGTGGAATAAAGTTTTCCGTAAACTCAAAGTCTATTATAAAGTTTCCTTTAATTTTGTATAGTGCCCAAATCCAAACCTTTATATCATCTATGATTGATTGCTTTATACTTTTTTCTTTATCTTCAACTGAATCCATTTCCTTTTGCTTGTTTGCAAACTTTAAATAAGAAGTGTTGTAATCAATATTAGTAATATCTTTTTCATTATCATCAAATGCCATTTTGTTTAGTTTTATGTTATTATCAATATCTTGCATTGTAGTATTTTGAACATCTAATATATCTAACATCAAGTGTGTTAAGTGTCCTCTAATATTACGATTTAGCACATTGTTCTTGTAATCATTACTTACCCAATCCCCTACGAACCTATCATCTGAAATAGAATAGTGTGATTTGTGAACACTCATAGGTGTTCCCTCGTGAACTTCCACTGGAACCATCATCTTCACCCTACTGACAAACCTTTTATGTTCATCTTCACTTTCAGACTTATTATCAAAATAGTTTCTTGTATCGTATAAAAAGATTAGGTTTTGTAAGAAATCCATAGAATTTTCTCTTGCGTATGCTGGTATCCAATTTGCAGCCAATTTTACTCCATTATTATGTGAATGTTTTAACACATCTTTAATTATGTCTGGTGTTTGTCCCTTTTCCATTAATCCTAATATTTTTGGTATACCATTCTCTACTCCGACCTCTAACCAATTCATACCACTACTCTTTGCTCGCTTCATCAAATCGTCATTCATTTTTGTAGAAGTTCTACCATAACCACCCCAATTAATTTTAAATGGAAGTTCATTTAATAAGTCAATCAGTTCCTCAAATTGTTTCATTGAACCATTAACTAACGAGTCAACAAACCAAAAGTCTGTATATCCGTATTCATTATGAAGTTTTACAATATCATCTCTAACTTTCTTAGCTGATTTGTATCGATATAATCTTGTTTCACTACAAAATGTGCATTTAAAAGTGCAACCTCTTGCGGTCTGAATTGGTAACATAAAATATTCTTCACTATTTATCTGTTCATATAGTTTTAAAGTTTCTTTATCCCAAGTTGGAACTTCTAAATTGTTCATATTTACCAATTGCATTGGTCTTCCACCATATACTGGATTTCTTCCACTCCTCCCTTTTGGTAGGACTGATGCGAAACTTGGCTTCATTTTATCCCAAGTCCAAATACCCGTAACACCATTGTAGTTTTTATTTAAACTATATTGATTTATTAAATCTTTTATTATAACTTCACCTTCGTTTAATCCACAACCCACATCTACAAATTCTCTATACATTTCTATATCATCCTTTGTACTGACCAGACCACCAGATTTTGCATACCAACAATATGGCCCACCATACCAAATCTGAATGTTTGGGTTTTTCTGTTTTAATTTTCTTGCGATGTAATCTGTGGTAGTAATATTAGAACTATAAGTTGTGAAACAAACAATATCAAACTTTGACATTTTGTCAATCCAAACGTTCCAAAATTTATCAAATCGTTTTGTGATATCCACAAAGTTTGCTTGAAATACTTTTCCGTCATATATTGGACTTTCTTTATTGGACAATCTCCAATATTTATGTCGTTCATCACCAACATAAATTGCTGTCAATAAATTTAAATCTATTTGTTCTACTGAGTGACCTTGACTTTCTAAGACCTGAGATAAACTACCAAGAGCGAATGATGGTGTTGTCAATGACCATTGTGGACATAAACATAATGCTATTTTCATACAAAACAATCCCCGTTCATCCAAGTTATCAATGAATATCTTCTACCTTTTGTGATTGGTGTAACTCTATGTGATAAAAATGATGGGAAGATTATTATACTTCCTCTTGTTCTTGGTGCAGTATAGTTTTTCTCACCTGAATCATCTGTGATTCCAAACTCTAAATCTCCACCCTCATATAATGTTTCATCTGATAATTGAACTACCGCTGTTAATTTTCTTGTGGAAGTTTCTTTTGCTCCTGTATCAGTATGCCATTTGTATTTACCACCATTTTCGTATCGTAGTATTTTTACCTTTTCCATTTCTTGTATATTGTATTTGAATATAGAGTGATTTGCTAACTCAAATACCATTTTTAGTTTGTTGTTTAATTTTTCATTATTGATTACAACTTCTTTGTTATCACGAACTTTTTTATTTAGTAAGTTATCGTCATAATTGCCAGCAAGTTCTGATTCTGTTGGTTGGCCAGTTTCTGTGTATCTCATTAGCTTCTGGCATTGACTCAATGATAGGAAGTCCTCTTTGTGAACTACAAACTCAAATGTATCATTAGTAATCATATGTGTAAAACTCCTTGTTTAATTTATAGTGTTTATTTAACTCGTTTATATTTTCTATTTGAGTATAGTGGGTATTAACTTTCTCTCCAACTAAGATATTCTTTATATTTTCATAAGTCAGTATACTATTCTCATCAACCATATTTAAGAGTTTATCATTTATTTTTCTATTTGCTATAACTCTTTTTTGTAAATCATACAAATTTAGTTTACGGACTGGTTGGTCTGTATGTTTGTGATAAACATTAGTTTCATTTGCTATGTGTAATGACAATACTTGCTCAAACAAATTACTTCTTACTAACAAAAAAACCTTATCGTGATAATCTATTACTTCCTTTATAAATACATCATTATCTTTATAAACTATTTTTGTTCCAATGAAACCACTTAACTTATAACTCTTATCGAGAAATCCTTTGACTCCCAATTTATCCATTGGTGACTTAAAATTATTAAAAAGTGGGTGTTCCCAAAACTTTCCATTTTGAGTTAGTTCTAAAGTTTTCATAAAGTTTGTAGAACCACACCTTTCAGTAGACACTACAAGTATTTTAGACAAAGGTATCTCCAACACCCCAAGCAACACAAGAATATCTATTTCCTTTTGTTACTCGTTTAACCCCGTGTCCTGCAAATGTTGGGTGTATAACTAATTTACCCACTTCGGGTTTGATAACTTTTCCATCAAAAAAGTGAAACTCTCCACCCTCATAGTCATCATTTAAAAATACAATCAATGTTAGTTTATTTGTACTATACTCATCTAACCAATGAAAATCTGCGTGTGGATTATAATATTGTCCTACATCATATCTATGACATTGAACTCTATTGTTGTAAATACCCTTACAATTATAATGGTAAGTGGTTAGGTCTGCTAATTGTATTGCATTCCAAAATTTGTTCAATATTTCTGGATTACTATTTGTCTTTATATTTAAAATACAAGAATTCTTGTCATCATTTCCAAGAGTATCTCTGTTTTCTGTTCCACGGTGATACCCACTTCTAAGGTCTGCTTCCTTGTCGACCAAATCCATAATCTCTTGACACTCATCTTTACTAAAAAAGTTTTTCCTCTCCAAAAACCACCTAAAATTAGGATTGGTTTTAAAGTTATTCATATCTACTTCTTTATACATTTTAATCCTATCTGAAATGGTCTCCGACAAATAATTCTTGAATTACATATCGTTTACCTTTTGTTACTGGCGTTACATTATGACATAGAAATGCCGGAAATAATGTTAATGCACCCTTATTCTTTTCCATTGTATACCATTCTTTTGTATCTTTGTCTTGGATACCAAATTGAACATCTCCACCCTCATATTCACTCGGGTCTGTCAATTGAATAATCCCTACAATCTTTCTGTTGGAACAACTACCTGCATTAAAGTCTGTGTGCCAACCATAAAAACCACCATCTTGGTATTCTATTAGTTTTAATTCATCATCACAACCGTCAACATCAAAGTGAAAAACACTATCATTGACTATGTTTACCATTTGAAACATTTTGTTTTGTAACCACGACCAATCTTTATTAACCTTATCTGGTCTGAACTCATTATTTGGTTGGTCTCTTAAATACCACTCATTAGTTTTTCTAATCTCTGGCAATATCGCTGTTCCGTTTTCATCTCCGACACAACCAATCACATCTTGTTCTGATTCCATTATGTCTTTTTTTAATTCATCACATTTTTCTGGTGATAAAAAGTTTGGAATTTGTATTGAAAATTTTAAGTCATTGTTGTATCTCATTATAACCTATCTCCCATTTATTATTTTGGTGGAATGTTGTGAACTAATATATCTGATGTAAAGTATGTATCAATATCCTCTACATCTAATGAATAAAAAGTTTCTTCTTGTGCAACTTCTGATATTGAAGTTATTTCCACTTCATTTCCGTCTTTATCTAAAAGATAATCACCTGTTGACATATCATCTGGCATTTTCCAAGTCCAAGTGCTTCCTTGTTTCAAGAAATATTTTCCACCAACTTTATTTCTTGCCATTTTTATAGAACCATTAACTAAAGTATATCCGTAAGACTTATCACTAAAAGTTCTAATAACTATTGAACCTGATGCTACTGAACCACTTAAATCAGTTGAACTATAACTTAACCAATCATTGTAAAAAAACTCATCTGGCATACCTACGGGTAAATATGATTTAACTATGTCGCCAGTTTCCACATCTTGAACTTGTTTGGTTGAATCATCATACATTCTGATTAAACTTCCACTTGAAGTTGAGAGTAGTAAAGAGTTATTCACGTGATATCTATCACCACTTAAAATAAGTTTAGAGCGTGTCAATACATTATAGTCTACATTGTCTCTCAATAGAATTTGTTTGTCTGGTGTCATTAAATAATCACTTTTATCTACCTTTAGATATCCTTGTGTTCCTATTGTTGAACCACTCGGAACAATATAGGTTTCAATTAATGAACCACTACTGACTGCTTTTTGGTGTGTGTTATTCTCTGCTACATACTTATGGAATAAAATTGTGCCATCAAATAAAGTTCCATCTTGTCCTGGATTTTTAACTACAAAATCTGGATGATATGCATTTGTGTCTGAAAATGAACTTGTGTTAAATATTGGAATCACACTACTACTTTCTGGTGATGAACCCAAAATAGTTCTAAATGTATTTTTGTTAAATGAACCACTAACAATTTCTAATAAGTTATCATCACTATACCAAGGTGAACCTACAAATAAATGGAAACTGCCCGTATATTGATTTTGTCCTCTTTGTGAAAAGTATGTTATTGAAGTGTTATCATTGTATTCAAAATTTACTGGAATATTGTGTCGTGCAAAACTTGCACTTATTACTGGTTCTTGAGAAGAGTGTGGTGTTCTACCACCAGCGTCATTGTGTCCGTAAACATATGCAGTTGAACAACCTTTTTCGTTTGCATAGTTTGCAACCAAGTTAAATGATGCGGATTGTTCATTGTATGAACCATAAATACCTGGACTGGTGTTCATTTCGTTAAAATATATATCGTTTGAACCACTTTCCTTGATGTAATCAACACCGGACATAATACCAACATTAGTATTTGTTGGCCAACCACCTGCGCTTCCTGTGATGTAATTTAATAAATTTGTTATTTTTGTTTGTAGTGACATAATTTTCTCCTAAGAATAAATATCATTTTTCTAATAAATCAATAATATCTGACTCTAAATATTTAATACAATGGATTATTGTGGACTTATTCCACATCTCAACATCGTGAATTATAGACCTTTTACCCAATTTTTCCATTTCTCTAAATGACCTTAAGTTCATATGTTTCCCCAACCCTCTGTATTCATCACAAATCCAAGTATTGTATGAATAACTATTGTCCTTACCAACATTCATAGTTTCAACATTATTACTTTTAAAGAAACTTGGTGTGTCATATACGGGTGAACCTGTCTTATTCCAACTCTTTTTAACTTTACCACCTGGTGACTGCCAAACAAATGATATTATCTTATCATCTTTGGTAATGTAATGAAACTTCCTACCATTTTCTACTCTCCAAAAGTAATCATCAATGTTCCACATTCCGTCATAATTATTTATCTGTTTTCTAAATAACTTTAAACCTGATTCTAATAATTCTATCGTAGGTTCTTCGGTATGGTATTTCCAACCTTTAGGTAATTCTTCTATTGGCCATTGACCATTACAAAGTCTTTGAAATCTTAGTTGCTTCATATCGTTCACCTATAATTTTCTTTAATTTTTCTGCATATTGTTTATGAGCCTTTATACCTGGATGTAATCCGTCTTTTGTATGGTCAATACACTCAAATACTACATCAAACTTATCTCTTGATATATCATTTTCCCAAGTTCCCCATATGATTTTATCACGACCTATTAAACGATTTAAGATTTCATAATTGTGTAAGAAATTAATGTAATGATTATACTCATTGATATCAGTTTTTTCTTTTACTTGCCAAGATGGGATAATATTTCCGTCATCATCAAACCATAATCTTCTAAAATAGTGTGGAACCGTGATGATAAATATTTGTCGTGTTGATGTTGGTATATAAACTTCTGATAATGTCTTGACTGCGAAATCTAAACCTGTTCCACCTGCTCCGTAATTATGAACTGCTGTGTTTTCATCTCCGAGTAAATGAGTAAAGGTTTGAGTTTGTTCTATGTCCCAACCATAAGTCCAACTACAACCAAAAGTATAGATTTGTCTTCCAGCATTTTCGTCATTATAGATTGGGTCGTGTTGTCTTCCACCCTCTAATCTACCATTATTGTTTTGGTATATGTTTATGCCAGTTTCGTGTGAGTAAACATATTCACCCTCATCATTAGTGTAGACAACATTACCTTCATCATCTTTGTGTTGATAAAGTTTTAGTCCGTGTTCTCCTTGAGAATAAACTTCACTTAGTTCTGTCGTTACTCTATAATTGTCGTAGAACAATCTTTCTACATTGTATTTAACTTTCTTGTTCATACCAACCATTTCCTCTCAAAATATCCTTTATCTTCTCTGAATATAATCTATGTGATTCTATTCCTGGATGGTCAGGCCCTGCTGTATCGTGTATATCAAAAAATATATCTATTTTGTCTTGTGGTATTTCTCTATCCCAAGTTCCCCATAT